CGTGCTACTATTACAGAAGCAAATAAAGAAGCGGCGTTTAACTGGCTTCGTAACAATGGATTAGGTGATATTATTAAGAACGAGATCTTGGTATCATTTGGTCGTGACGAGGATAACAAGGCAGCAGATTATGCTGAACTTGCGAAAGGTCAAGGGTTTCAACCGACACAAAAGATGAAGGTTGAACCCATGACTTTGAAAGCGTTAGTCCGTGAGCGTATTGAGGCAGGTAAAGAAATGCCAACGGAAATCTTTGGGGTATTCTCAGAGAATAAGACAACAATAAAAAGGAACAAGTAACATGAACCAAGTAACGGAAAAAAAGAATGGAGCATTAGCAACATTTGATATGGAAGCAGATGCACAACAAAGTACTCAAAATATATCGCAAGACGATCTTGCGTTACCATTTTTAAAAATTTTGGGACAACTATCTCCAGAGGTAAACAAAAGAGATGGTAAGTATGTCGAAGGCGCAGAGCCCGGCAAAATAATCAACACTGTCACTAACGAACTGTTTGACTCTTTAAATGTCATACCTGTTTTTTACAAAAGAAAATACATTGAATGGCAAGACAGAGGTACCAGTACAGGTGCACCTGTTGCAATTCATGCTGCAGATAGTGATATCGTTAGTCAAACGACTAGAGATAAATCATACAAAGATAGATTATCTAATGGTAACTATTTAGAAAATACTGCTGATCATTTTGTATTAGCTTTAGGTGATAGCCCAGAAAATGTAGAACATGCATTAATTTCTATGAAGTCTACTCAATTAAAAGTAAGTAGAAAATGGAACTCAATGATGATGGGTATCAAGATGCAAGGTAAAAATGGTTTGTTTACTCCGCCAACATACAGCCACATTTATAAACTATCTACTGTTCAAATGTCTAACGACAAAGGAACATGGTTTGGTTGGGATGTGTCAAAAGCTGGTCCTGTTGAAAATAAAGGAATCTATGACATGGCTAAAACTTTTGCAGCGTCTGTAAGTAAAGGTGAAGTAGAAGCTAAACCTGAAACTAAAGAAGCTAAAAAAGAATTTAGTTTATAATTTCCTGCAGGGATGGGCGTCAAAGCTAGCGTGGAGACGCCCGCTCATAATTTAATAAAGAATATAAAATGAATAAAGAACCTATAAATTATATAGATTGGTTAGATTTGGGAAGGGTTATTATACCCTGTCTCAAGGGTACTCCTAAAGTAAAAAAGTATACCGACCCAAATTTTAAAATAGAGAAAGATATATGGAACAGGGATCACGAAAAAGCAGAAATAGCATTAAGATTAGATTACGATGTTGATTTAGATATAGATAACGAATTTGTAAAAAAATTTATTCCATACTACATTAAGGATTGTGGTGCAATTTTTGGAAGAGAAGGGAATCCAACAAGTCATTATCTTTGGACTAACAGAAATCAAATACCATTTAAACAATTTCAATTACCAGAAGAGTTTCAAAAAGACTATGAAGCTTTTCCACATGGTTCAATGATATGTGAACTACGTACTGAGAAAAAAAGATATACTATAGTTCCAGGTTCTTTACATAGTAAATCAAAAACAAATGTAAGATGGGAAAAGTTTGAAGAGATAAGAGAATACCAAGGGAACTTATCTATAGATGTAGGTAAAGTTGCTTTGTCTGCAGCACTTACAATCATATATCCTGGTGCAGGAAGTAGAGATGAATACTGCACTGCGATTGCAGGAATATTAGTTAAGCATACAGACTGGACTGACGATGAAATAGATAATTTTGTATCTCGGATCGCGGAACATGCAGATGATGAGGACTTAAAAAATAGATCAAAAAAAGGAACCTCAAGTAGGAAAACAAATAAAAAATTTGGAATAAATAAAATTCATGAAATTACAGGTTATAGTCATAAAAGCATAACAGGTTTATTTAATTGGATAGGTTTATTTAAAGACGTATCTTTACAGGTATCAAAAGACACTATTGAAAAAATAGAAGAGTATGGAGCAAACAGATATTACGTACATTTAAATGTACCACAAAAAAATGTAGATGGAGTTGGTTTAAAAACAGTTAAGGAAAAAATTTGGATTGATGGTGAATCACTTATGAATTTAAAATTGTTTTGTGACATTGCTATGAGTCAAGCAAAGGTATGGATACCTAAAATGACACCAAAAGAATTTGAAGAAATAATGATGGCTAAATTTTACAACAGGGAACAGTCAGAAGAATATGTAAAAGAAGCAGAAGAAGACTCTAGATTTAAAATGTTTTTCTTAGACTATTTAGATACAAAAGGTGTTTATACAGATAAGGAACAGTTAGCCGTTTATAAATTACCTTATTATAATAAAGAAAAAGAAAGAATAGAATTTGATTTAAACAACTTTGAAAAAGAATTAATGAAAAATAGAGTAAATTTAAAAAGACAAGATCTTGTTCATAAAGTTCAAACTATTTTAAAAGGTAAAAGAAATCCAGGTAAATACAAAAATAAATCTTGTGTTGCTTGGGTAATAAATGGAGAAAAAATAGAAGATAATAAATTAATATGGGAAGGAGAAGCTGTTTATATTGGAGACAGTACAGGAGATGAATAGTTTAAAGATTCCAAATTTTATTCCAGGTCCTCCTGGTACAGGTAAAACTCACAAATGGTTAAAAAATAAATATGCTGGTTTTTTAAAAAAATATGATTGGGATAGAATTGTAATTTTATCTCATACAAATACGGCAGCTGATGAAATTATAAAAGCTGTAAATAAATTACCAGAAATAGCGGATAAACCAGACACACATTTGCAAGATCAAATATGTACAATTCACTCTTATTTTAAAGCAGAATATTTAAATATAAAAAAATATGAGCGGGAAGACCACAAAGTTTTTTGTAAAGATAATTCAGGAATGAATATTGTAAAAAAAACTACTCCTTGGGACAAACATCCTCTTTATGAGTTTATTTCTCACGCTCATGGTAAAGGTTATGATTTAACTTCCGAAGAAGAACTTGAAAAGTATTGGGCTTTTTGTGAAAGGTCTCGTTATCAAAACTACCGTCTTCAAGGACCAGGTGGTTTATTAGAACTAAAGAAAAAATATGATGAATACAGAAATGATCCGGAACATAAAAGAATATCTTTTGTAGACATGATAGATAATTTTAGATTTAGTGCAGCTATACCTACTGATATAGATGTTTTGATAGTAGATGAAGCCCAAGACTGTAGTAAACCTCAGATAGCTGCTTTACAAAAAGCAGCCACACATGCGAAAGAATTTATTTTTATAGGTGATGCCGATCAAACTATTCACGAATATGCAGGATCAGACCCTGAATACTTCTATCAATTAGCTAACACAGAACAAGCAAAGGCCAATGAACTTACTGAAGGTTTAAGATGTGGTCAAACGATTAACAAAATATGTAGAAATATTATTACACCTGTATGGAAAGACAAAGGTAAACTTTCAGAAAGAACTTGGACTCCAACTGATGTTGTTGGAAAATCATATTATATACCTGGATTAAATCAAGGGTGTAAGGCAAAAGATGTTTTAATTAATAAAATTTTAAATACAAATGAAACATTTTTATTTACATACAGAGGCAACCCTACTCATGAACGTATAAGTAAATTTCTTCAAAACAATGGAATAGATTATAAAATGGTATCAGGTAGCGCTCACGTATCTAGAGAAAATTTTAGTTGTTTTAAGAATTGGAAAACTTTTATGAATGATAAGGTTTCTAAACAACAAATAAAAGAATACTGGAAGTTGATGGGATTAAAAGTAAAAGTTTATGGTCAAGGTAATGTCGATAAACTTAAACCTTTAATTGATAGAGAGTATAATGTTCAAGAACTTATAGATGCAGGTTATTTAAAACCAGAAATAAAACAATTTGATACACTTTCTCAACTTTTAAATCATGAACAATTAAAAGAAAATGAAAAATTAATTAAAAAAATACCTTATATTAATAAAGTTTTAAGTAATGGTATGGACACAACTAAAAAACCAAGAGTTCAACACGATACAATACATAAAGTAAAAGGATTAACTTTTGATAATGTAATAGTAAATTTATCAACATACTATCCAGAAACTAAAGGCTTTGAAGCAACAAGACTAGCTTATGTTGCTTATAGTAGAGGGAGAATAGATTGTTGGACTATAGGGTCTTGTTTTGATGCTAGTTATTCTTTAGCAAAAATACAAAACAATTGGAGAGAAATTTTAGAACTTTAAAGGAGGAAACATGACAGACAAAAGTATATTTAAAGGAATGGGTTATAAATCATTAGACAAGCAGCACGGAGGATCTCATTACAAAAAATTTAAGATTCAACCTGCAGAGTTTATAAATGAAAATAAATTTTTATTTGCAGAAGGCAACGCTATAAAGTATATTTGTAGGCATTCTATGAAAGGAAAAGAAGAAGATATTAAG